CTTGTAAGTGGTGGGGAGAGGGGAGGGAAGTCGAAACTCGGAGCAATGGAGTTGACGGGTTCGATCTTTGCTGATGGGGGTGTTCTTTACTGGCTATTCGGCGCAACATATCAGGAAACCTCGCAGGAGTATTTCTATTTAACAGACAATTTCAATAAATTGGGACTCCTGGCAAGTGTTACCAAGGTGTTCAACCCCGGCGAGATTGTCCTGAAAACAGGGACGGTCATTAAGACTTTATCCGGCACAGACCCCAGATCAATAGGGCGTGAGGCCCCGGACGGAATCCTGGTCTGCGAAGCAGCCAAGATAGACTATATCACCTTCCTGAGACTCACAGCCAGATGCGCTGAGAAACGGGCTTGGATGCTTTTTACCGGAACCTTTGAAGGATCACTCGGCTGGTATCCCGAGAAGTTCGTGGAGTGGCAGTTGCCCAACGACGAGGGAAAGTCCTTCTCCTTACCTTCATGGTCTAATTTAGCAGTGTTCCCCGGGGGGCGGGAAGACCCGGAGATCATGAGGCAGGAGAAATCCCTCCCCAAAGAACTATTCGATGAACGGTTCGGCGGCGTCCCCTGTCCCCCAACGGGGTTAGTGTTCAAAGAGTTCAAGGTCACTCATCATGTTAAAGACATCTCGATAAACTATAACGAACCGATTTATCTGGCGATTGACCCTGGCTTCGCAGGGGCTTACGCAGTCGAGGTGGTACAGGTCATAAACGATATTGTCTATATCGTGGATGAGGTCTATGAGCAACACAAGGTGCACTCTGAAGTAATCCAGGTATGCCAGATGAGACCGTGGTGGGATAAGGTTGCCGCCAGTGGCTTCGGCACGATAGATATAGCAGGCACACAGCACCACGCCCAGCCTGCGGCGGTTGAGGTCTGGACTAAACAGGCAGGGATCGCCCTTAATTCACAGAAAGTCCCCATAGACGAGGGAATCAATAGACTCAGGACTTTCCTCAAGATAAACCCATTAACCAATCAGCCGAATATAGTTATCTCGCCTAAGTGCAGGGGGTTGATAAGTGAGTTCGGGGGCTGTCCTAACCCGTTTACCACGGGTTCGGGTGCAGGCAAGCAGATGGTCTATCAGTACAAGATGGACAGAGAGAACAACGTCATGGGGGAAGACCCCGAGGACAAGAACAACCACGGCATAAAGGCCATGATTTACTTTTTAGTGGGACGGTTCGGATATGCCAACCGTTCCCAGAGTCAGAAGACGAAGGTGAAATACTGGTAATGAAAGAAATAGAAGAAATACTCGAAGCGCACAAAATCATACAGAACTCGGAAGACGAACTATATAAACGCATGGAATCGGACTATGGACTTTTCCGTGGTGAGGAATACAAAGCCGAAAAGGGTTACGAGTCCTTCACTGACAACACCCCCCAAAATGTATCGGGCAAGGTTGTGGACTTAATCGGCAAGGCGCAGAGAAGACTATGGGTTCCCATCACTTCCGAGGACGAGACCGAAAGGCGGTTCATTTCCGATACCGAAAGGATGGTCAAGGGCTGCTTCCAACTCCTGGACAGACAACTATCCGCACGTTCCGAACCTGGTTTGCAGAAACAGATGTCATGGTATGCCGTTAACAGGGGCTGGATTCTTCCCTATATCCTTATCCTAAAGAACAAGAAGGATAAGAAGACCACGCTGAAAGGCGGAGTCCTCGACAGACGGTGGACAACCTTTGAGATCGGTGAATATGGGGCTATGTGGTTGTGTAGCGAGAAGACCATTTCAGGCAGACAAGCGGAATATCTCTATGACCTTGAAGACGCACCCACGGAAGTCCCTATTTATTATTTCTTCGATACTAAGAACTTTGGCATATTCTCCGGCGAAAGAGACAAAAACAGTGGCAAGGTCAACGCAGGAGAATGGTTGGTTGAGTTGACCCCCCACGGGTTCGGCAGATGTCCCGTAGTCATTAAACCCGTAGGCGCTACGCCTTATATAGTATCTTCCGATTATAGCGACACAATCAGGGATGTGGGGGAATCTGTTTTCAGCAACACCAGAAACCTTTATGGGCCGACCAACAAGGTTCTTTCCTGGATGATGGACATGATCGCCTTCGGCAGAAAACCAGTCAAGGTTCACCAATCCCTTGACGGACGAAAGACTTTTGCCGAGGACCCGAATCGAGCCGGTGCCGAACTTCAAACCTCTTGGCAAGACAAAGAGGAGGTCAAATATCTGGAGAACCCCCGTATGCCGTTTGAGACCCCCACGATGTTGCAGGTGCTTGATGGCAAGATACAACAGGGTACACTCCCCGCTACCGCCTTCGGTAATGCCCCCTTTGCCCTTTCAGGGTACGCCTACGAGATGTTGAGGTATGGCATGGGTTCTTTGATTGACCGATACGCAGAGGCCGTTGCGGAATCCTATGAGGAGATGGCAAGACTGATAAGCGAGGAATTTGCGTCAGGCGGGTTCAAGCCCATTAAAATCCCCGTAGATGACAAGAAGAAAGGTTACAACATCTACGAGGAGTTTAAGCCAAGTCAGATTCAAGGCTATGAGTTTGAATGCGACCTGGAAATCGGAATGCCCCAAGACGATATGAAGAAGTGGCAGATAGCCACACTAGCTCATGGCGGACCTAATCCTCTACTTTCGGCTGGTACTGTTCGGGAAACCTTATTGAAGTTAGAGGATACCGACCTTGAGGACGATAAACTCCTTGAGGAGTTCGCCTCGAATGAGCCGACCGTTAAACTCCTAAAGACACTCGATGCCATGAGGCGTAGAAACGCACCAGATGAAGAATGGATGCCTATAGCGTTAGACCTTCAGGAACTTAGAATGCAGAGAATGAAACAGTATGTCAACTCATTGGGCGGTGGCGGAGGTGGACAAGGTGGTACACAACCATCGTCAACCCCACAGGCCGCACCACCGCCTAATACACAGACTGGCATGGGGGCTATGCCCCTCGGAGGATAAAAATGGCAAGTAGTTCATGGTACGGAATTCCTGATGTTTCACAGGAGATTCAGGATGCCTATATAGAGTTGCAGAATTGGTGGACTAGTTTAACCCAAGCACAACGTGATAAAATTCCCATGAATGCCCAGGATTTTGCATTGTCTTGTAAGGCGAATGGGATTGAAGCTACCATACAAGACTATAAGGGCAAGATTGGTGCCGGAACTGAAGCTGGACATGGTGGCGATACCCCCCCCGCTACCGGTGCGGTCAAGGTAACAATGAACCCTTATCCTACATGGAGAGTCCCTGACAAAAGTGGGGACACAAGCAAAGATAGATACTGGGTTTTCGGAGCAGGGCAAGACAACCTATGGCATTTGTACGACCCCCTAGACCCCCAAGGTAGTGACCTTAGTTCGACTGACATACAGAAAATCCTTGATATTACAAACCAACAGGGGGGAGGAGACACCACTCCAGATAAATTACTTCCGAGTGGAGACAACATATTTGACATCACTGGCGCAAAACCCCCTCCCGCATACGAATACTATTATAAAAAACCAGAGGCGGCATGGCAAGCGCAACTTACAAAGGGTGGACTACCCACCACAGGAAACTATGGCAATTTCCTAACAGGTCTGCAACAAAACACCTATCTGAACAATTTACTGACTAACTTGGGGAGTATAGCGCAGGGCGGGCAGATGTCGCCATACGGCACGACAGCACCGGAGTATAACGCTAACCCTGCTGCGTGGAAAGCCTTTATCAACGCCCCTTCAGGGACTATTCCTTCTGACTACCTTGCCAACCCCTCCCAGACAGGCGGGGCGGTCTATAACATGGGGTTAAACACCTCTAAGTCACAAGGGCTTCCCCTTGAATTGTTAATGTTTCTCGCAGGGCAACAAGGCGATATGCTGAATCGTTATCAGGCGCAGGGGATGAACCCCTCACAGAACTATGGTCAATATCTGAATCAATATCTGGGTATTAGATAGGAGCACAAAATGGCAGCAGCAACTTTCCCTCTAAAGGTAGTAAATCCCAATAAGTATGGTGAGGGTGGTGACAGTTCGGGACTTTACTTTTATGCAAGTTTCGATGGCAAAAAAACTTTCGCATGGTACTTAAACGACCCCAATCAAAGCGGGCATCTCCTTTATATAGTTGACCCTAATACAGGCAAACAGAGTAATACAATCAAGCCTACGCCGCCAACACCTACACCGACGCCAACACCAACACCTACACCGACACCGACGCCAACACCGACGCCAACACCTACACCGACGCCAACACCGACGCCAACACCGACGCCAACACCTACACCGACGCCAACACCGACGCCAACACCAACACCGACGCCTACAATTGATAACATCTATGACATTACCGGAGCAACACCCCCTCCCGCATACGAATACTGGTATAAAAACCCGCAGGCGGCGTGGATGGAACAGCTTAAAAAGGGTGGGATGCCCACTACAGGAAATTACGGCAACTTTCTCACCGACCAATTCCCCAATGTTTACTACAACAACCTCCTACAGAACCTCGGCAGTATAGCAAGGGGTGGACAGATGACCCCCTTTGGCACATCGGGCGCACAATATAACGCTAGTCCAACCGATTGGATGTCTCTTATCAATGCACCTTCAGGTACTATTCCTAATGACTATCTTTCCAACACTGCCCAGACAGGTGGGACGGTCTACAATATGGG